GGTAGGGGTGCGGACTTATTTATCATTGATGACCCCCACTCTGAGCAAGAAGCGAAAACGGGTCGTCCAGATGTATTTCTTCCTGCTTGGGAGTGGTTCCAGTCTGGCCCTCTCCAACGTCTTATGCCGGGCGGTGCCATTATTGTCGTGATGACACGCTGGTCCAAACTGGACTTAACAGGCATGATCGTTAACCAGATGGAGCGCAACGAGGACGTGGATCCTTGGGAGGTCGTGGAGTTCCCTGCTATTAAAGATGACGGGGAAGCACTGTGGCCTGAGTTCTGGGATGTCAACGAGTTGTTGGCAAAGAAGGCGGCAATCGATATCCGGTACTGGAACGCCCAGTACATGCAGAAACCCACCTCAGAAGAGGGTGCTCTAATAAAGAGGGAGTGGTGGAAAATTTGGGATAGAGATACCCCTCCTCAATGCGAGTTCACAATCATGTCACTCGACGCGGCTCAAGAGGCTAACACCCGTGCTGACTATAACGCCTTAACTACGTGGGGTGTCTTCTTTAACGAAGAGACGAATAATTACGCCATCATTTTGCTGAACGCTATTAAGAAGAGGCTGGAGTACCCAGACTTAAAGAAGCTTGTGCTAGAAGAGTACAGGGAGTGGGAGCCAGATGCTTTTATGGTTGAGAAGAAGTCCAACGGATCGGTTCTCTATCAGGAGTTCAGACGGATGGGCATACCTGTGGGTGAGTTTACCCCCGGTAAAGGACAAGACAAGATCGCTCGTGTAAATGCGGTGTCATCCCTCTTTGAGGGAGGTGTGGTATATGCACCAGACCGCAGATGGGCGAAAGAAGTGATCGAAGAATGCAACGATTTCCCAGCGGGCACCAACGACGACTTGGTGGACTCAACTACCCTAGCACTGTTAAGATTCAGGCAGGGTGGGTTCATCCGACTTTCGACTGACGAGCCGGAAGATAATTTCCTGCGCAAATATCGCAAAAAAGCTGCGTACTATTAAGGACACATCATGGCAACAAACATGGATAAGGCTTTCTATCAAGCACCTCAAGGACTAGATCAGTTGAGTGAGCAAGAAGAGCCAATAGAAATTGAGATTGAAGATCCCGAAGCAGTGCGCATAAGTACTGAAGACTTCACTCTAGAGATGGTGAAGGAAGAAGACGAAGACGAGTTTGAGAAGAACCTTGCTGAAGAGATGAGCGAGGGAGAACTTGCAACGATTGCAGGTGACTTGATCGGAGACTTTGATACAGATGTCTCATCACGCAAAGACTGGGTACAGACCTATGTAGATGGCCTTGAGTTACTCGGTATGAAGCTTGAAGATCGTACTGAGCCTTGGCCCGGCGCATGTGGTGTCTATCACCCACTACTTACTGAGTCAGTAGTTAAGTTCCAAGCAGAAACAATGATGGAGACGTTCCCAGCAGCGGGTCCTGTCAAAGCAAAAATCATTGGCAAAGAAACACCAGAGAAAAAGAAAGCGGCAGAACGTGTCCAAGAGGACATGAACTACCGCTTGACCGAAGAGATGGTCGAATACAGACCTGAACACGAGCGTATGCTGTGGGGTCTGGGTCTCGCTGGCAACGCGTTCAAGAAAGTATACGTCGATCTTCAGACAGATAGACCAGCGGCGATGTTTGTCCCTGCCGAAGACTTGGTCGTTCCATACGGCGCGTCTAGCCTAGAGTCAGCAGAACGTGTTACCCACGTCATGCGTAAGACTGAGAACGAAGTAAAAATGCTCCAGCATGCTGGGTTCTACCGCAAGATAGACCTAGGCACACCCATGAATGTCATGGATGAGATCGAGAAAAAGATCGCTGAGAAGCTGGGTTTTAGAGCCACTGAAGACAACAGATTCAAGTTACTTGAGATGCATGTGGAGATAGATCTCCCCGGCTATGAGCACAAGGACGAGAAGGGTAAAGAGACAGGTATTGCTCTGCCTTATGTTGTCACTATAGAGAAGGCAACAGGAGAAGTTCTATCTATTAGGCGTAACTGGAGACCAGACGATGATACGCACCAGAAACGACAACATTTTGTTCACTACCCGTATATACCGGGCTTTGGCTTCTACGCTTTCGGACTTATTCATCTTATTGGTGCTTTTGCCAAGTCTGGTACTTCTATTCTTCGCCAGCTCGTTGATGCTGGTACCCTTTCTAATCTCCCGGGCGGTTTTAAAACTCGTGGGCTTAGATCTAAAGGTGACGATACGCCGATAGCACCGGGAGAGTTCCGGGACATGGATGTCCCAAGTGGAACGATGCGTGACAACATCATGCCTCTCCCATACAAGGAGCCAAGTCAGGTTCTAGCGTCGCTGATGAATCAGATCATTGAAGATGGTCGCAGATTCGCTGGTACGGTTGACTTGAACACGTCAGACATGAGCGCACAAGCTCCTGTTGGTACAACGTTAGCTATCCTTGAGCGACAACTAAAAACTATGTCTGCTGTGCAGGCGCGCATTCACTATGCAATGCGTCAAGAGTTCAAGTTGTTGAAAGAGATCATTCGTGATTTCACTCCACCTAGCTATCCATATGATCCAGAATCAGGTGACCGCGCTGTTAAACAGAGTGACTACGATGATGTGGATGTCGTACCTGTATCTGATCCTAATGCAGCTACTATGGCTCAGAAGGTTGTTCAGTATCAAGCGGCTCTACAACTAGCTCAGACAGCACCACAGATCTATGACTTACCAGTCTTGCATCGTCAGATGTTAGATGTGTTAGGTATTAGAAACTATCAGAAGTTAGTGCCTATACAAGAAGATATGAAGCCTCGTGATCCAGTCACAGAGAACATGAATATTCTTCGTAACAAACCAGCCAAAGCGTTTATCTACCAAGATCACCAAGCACACATTGCTGTTCACATGTCAGCAATGCAAGATCCAAAAGTGCAAGCGATTGTTGGTATGAATCCGCAAATGGCGCAAGCGTTGCAAGCTGCAATGATGGCTCACATATATGAGCATCTTGGTATGGAGTACCGCAAGCAGATTGAGCAAACTATGGGTCAGACTCTTCCTCCATACAACGAGGAGCAAGACGAGATTGAGATGGCTCCAGATATGGAAGTCAAAGTTTCTCAGATGGCTGCGCAGGCTTCTCAACAGTTGCTACAACAACACATGCAGGAAGCTCAACAGCAGAAGGCTCAACAACAGCTACAAGATCCGCTCATCCAGATGCAACAGCAAGAGTTGCAGATTAAACAGGCTGATCTACAACGCAAGTCTCAGAAAGACATGACTGATGCTCAGTTGAAGCAAGAGCAGATTCAGACAGAGCGTATGCGTATTGCTGTACAGCAACAAGCTGACGCAGAGAAGTTAGATAGACAGCATGCATCAGAAGGCTTCCGTACAGCGGCAGACCTACACAAGCAGGACAAGCAACTTGATAACCAACGCAAGCTGCAGATGATTCAACAAGAGATACAAGCACGACAAGCGCAGAAATCACAACCAAAGAAGAAAGGTGATTGATGTATGAAGTAATCCGAGCCACAGAACATGTGGTTCAAAAAATTGACGAAAAAGTCAAACAACTCGAAGAAGCGATTGGTCGTAAAGCGGCTAAAAGTTTTGATGAGTATTGCGAGATGTGTGGGGAAATTAAAGGTCTGCTCACCACTCGCAACTTCCTAACAGACCTTACAAAAAACATGGAGAAGCTAGATGATTGATCTCAGTCAAGCAGTGGACTTGTCGCAAGTGCTGCACAAGAAGGACGATGAGAAAGCAAAACAACTTCCAGAGCCCAAAGGCTACAAGATCTTGTGCGCAATCCCAGAAGCCGAGAAGGAGTTCGAGGAGAGTGAAGTTGGCTTGATAAAAGCTGACGAGACTATGCGTAACGAAGAAGTGCTGACCACAGTACTGTTTGTCGTTGCTCTTGGTCCAGACTGCTACAAGGATGAAAAACGGTTCCCATCCGGTCCTTGGTGCAAACAGGGTGATTTTGTCTTAGTGCGTCCCAACTCGGGATCCAGACTACTAATCCACGGCAGAGAATTCCGCATCATCAACGACGACACCGTCGAAGCTGTTGTAGAAGATCCTCGTGGCATCAAACGCAAATAAGGAGCGACACGATGGCTAAAGACGACGATGATTTCAAATTTCCAGACGAGATTGATGAGAAATCTAAGGGTAAACCCGATGATGACTTAGAGATTTCCTATGAAGAAGACGATGGCGATATAAAAATCGAAATCGAAGACGATACCCCTCCAGAGGACAGGCACGTCCAGCCTCTGACGGATGAGGTAAAAGATGATCTAGAGAAAGCTGACGAGTCGAAAGATTACTCCCACAACGTCAAAACCAAGTTTAAACAGTACAAAAAGGCTTGGCATGACGAGCGTAGGGCTAAAGAGTCAGCTTATCGAGAGCAGCAAGAAGCCCTGCAGATAGCCCAGAACATCCTAGAGGAAAATAAGAAACTCAAAGGTATGCTTCAGAAAGGCGAAACGGAACTTATAGATAACTATAAGACTTCCGCTGAGCTAGAAGTAGACAAAGCAGAGCGCAACTATAAGGAAGCTTATGATTCTGGGGACTCTGATAAGCTTTTAGAGGCTCAAAAGGAGCTTATGCGGGCTGAAATGAAGCTTGATAAAGCTAAAAATTTCAAACCCACTGTACAAATCCCTGAAAATGAGGTACAAACTACCCAAAAGCAGCCTGCACAGCAGCAAATGGACCCGAAAGTGTCTGCTTGGGTTTCAGAGAACCAATGGTTCGTGAATCCAAGTAAGCGCGGAATGCGTCGTTACGCAGAAGGTGTCCACGAAGAACTTGCAGAGCGCTACGGACAAGCCTTTGTAGGCACAGACGAATACTTTAAAGGTATCGACAAAGAGGTTCGCAAACGATTCCCAGAAGAGTTTGCTAGCGAGCAAAACGTTGATGACGACAAGCCACAACGCACAAGACCAAGCACGGTGGTAGCCCCTGCTAAACGCAGTACGGCTCCAAAGAAAATTACGCTATCCAAGACGCAAGTCGGTGTAGCGAAAAAACTTGGAATATCCCCCGAGCAGTATGCTCGTGAATTAGCAAAAATGGAGAATTAATATGAGCGAAAACAACAGATTGAAACGCGAGATGGAAAGCAGAGCAGTGCAAGAGCGCCCTAAACAGTGGCAGGAAGCATCTCTATTACCGGAGCCTGATAAGGAGCCGGGGTTCGCGTACCGTTGGGTGAGGGTTTCTACTTTGAACATGAACGACCCCCGTAATCTATCAGGCAAATTGCGTGAAGGTTGGGAGCCAGTATCTGTCGAAGAGCAACCTACTATGAAACTGTTAGCTGATCCCAATAGCCGATTCGTTGGCAATATTGAGATTGGCGGGTTGTTACTCTGTAAGACACCTGTCGAGTTCGTCCAACAACGGGATGCTAAGTTCCGTGAGAAAAGCGAAGCGCAAACTCTTTCAGTGGATAACAACTTCATGCGTCAAAGTGACTCACGGATGCCTCTCTTTGCTGAGAAGAAATCTACGACAAGCTTTGGCAGAGGTTCTTAATCTTTTCCTTTTGGAGCTTAAAACATGGCTTATCCCACTGTTTCTAAGACGTACGGTTTCAAGCCAGTCAACCGACTGGACGGGCTACCATACGCCGGAGCGATCCGTCAAATCCCTATTGCGGCTGCTTACGCTACCGCGATTCTCAACGGCGACACTGTTGCTCTCGACTCTACTGGTTATCTAGTAGCAAAAACCACTACTAACTCTGGCGACAGCGTTGGTGTGTTAGTCGGCTGTCAATATGTCAATAGCCAAGGTCAGACTGTTCAAGGACAGTACTACCCAGCTAGCTTGTCAACTTCAACAGCATTGGCTTTTGGCTATGTTGTGGATGATCCTAACGCGGTCTTCCGTGTGGTTTCTACAAACGGTCAAACTACGGTTCCTACCGCGTTTGCTCGTGACATTGTTGGCACTAACGTGGCAATTTCTGTTACTACCGGTAACACCACCACTGGTGATTCTTATTATGGTATCGACGGTACTTCCGCTGTTACTACTAATACATTACCTATCCGTGTAATTGATGTTGTGCCTGACACAGCTACTGGCCCAGCCAATGCTACAGCTACAACCTATTACGAGTTTTTGGTCAAGTTCAACTTGCACCAGTACACTGACACCACCGGTGTTTAAGGAGTAAGTTACTATGGCTATTTCACGCGCACAACTACTGAAGGAATTGCTCCCCGGACTTAACGCATTGTTCGGCCTTTCATATGCTACATATGATCAAGAGCACAAAGAGATCTACGAAACTGAGACATCAGAGCGTAGCTTCGAAGAGGAAACCAAGCTTTCTGGCTTTAACGCCGCACCGGTGAAGAACGAAGGTTCTGCAATCCAGTACGACAACGGTCAAGAAGCATGGACTGCTCGCTATAACCACGAGACTATCGCTATGGGCTTCAGCTTGACTGAAGAGGCGATCGAAGATAACTTGTATGACAGCCTCGCAGCTCGTTATACCAAGGCTCTGGCTCGTTCTATGGCTTATACCAAGCAGGTTAAAGCTGCTGCTGTGTTGAACAACGGCTTCACTTCCACATATGCTGGCGGTGACGGTCAACCTTTGTTTAGCGCATCACATCCTCTGATCTCTGGTGGCACTAACAGCAACATCCCATCTACTGCAGCAGACTTGAACGAGACTTCTTTGGAAGCCGCCGTTATCCAGATCAGCTTGTGGACAGATGAGCGTGGCTTGCTGATCGCTGCTCGTCCTAAGAAGTTGGTTGTTCCTCCATCACTCCAGTTCGTTGCAACCCGCTTGCTCGAAACTGAACTCCGTGTTGGTACAAACAACAACGACATCAACGCATTGAAGAACAATGGTTCTGTTAGCGAAGGCTACACCATTAACCACTTCTTGACCGATACAAACGCTTGGTTCTTGACCACAGACGTTCCAAACGGCATGAAGCACTTTGAGCGCGTTGCTTTGTCTCAGTCTATGGACGGTGACTTCGATACTGGTAACGTCCGTTACAAGTCTCGTGAGCGTTACAGCTTCGGCTGGTCTGATCCTTTAGGCATGTACGGCTCTGCCGGTGCTTAAAGAATAAAGGGGGCTCCGTGCCCCCTTTTCTATGTACATCATAGAAATATGGTGTATATTCCAAACATCTGGGTGATCCGCCTTACCGCCACTGCCCCAGCAGACGATGCAACGATTGGTAAGGTACTTTTGCATAAGGACTTTTTGTCATGGCACGTTCCACATTTGAAGGCCCAGTATTAGCTGGCGACCAACGTTTTAGCCCATACCGTAACGTAGGTTACGCGCGGCTACAACAAGATTGTTATATTGATTTCTCCAATACAACTGCAAACACTGCTGGTTATTCCGGCGGCTCTAGCCAGTTTGTAAACGGAAACACTATTCCTAACACCAAAGCTACTGTATATACAGCAGCGGGTGGCGCAACAAACCCTCCAGTAGCAGTAGTTCCTACCGCTGATACTACCTCCGCGATTTATCGTGGCGTTGTATTCTGGGTTCCTACAGGCTGTACTATTGACTCAATCACAGTTGATTACTTACTTGCGTTGACAGTGACCAGCGGTACAACTGCTACTTTCACCGGCGTCAATTGGTACTTCTCCAATGGTTTCGTGACTAGCGCACCTACCTACGCAACCGCAACTTTGGGTACTACCACTGTTGGCACTGCGGGTCGTATCACTACTACCTACACTGCTACTAACTTGACCAACATGTTGGCAACAACTTCTGATATCAACACAGGCACAAGCAGCCCATCTAATCTGTCTCAGATCGTTGGTACTTTGGCTATTGTTGGTGGTGCTGGTACTTACACTGGCTTGACTGCTGGTAAGTTCAACATTAGCGTTCACTACGTTCAGAACGACGGCAACATCGGCACTGCTACAACTTACCCATACGGTAACTTTGACTAATCAGTCCTAGGGGCTTCGGCCCCTTGTTTTTAAACAAGGAGATTGATTATGGCAATGCAATACGATATTAAATCAGGCGCTGCCGCCGCTGGCGCAACTACCACCATTTTTAATGGTCCAGCCCGCATTAAAGGTATATCAATAAGTTATTCAACAGGCGCAACTGTTGTATTAAATGATGGTACAGGCGGTACAGCCAAGTTTTCTTGGACTGCACCTGCGGAGGCGGGCTCTATTTATATGGTGTTTCCCGGTGAAGGCATTAGATGCAACACCAATATTTCTGCTGTAGTTTCTGCAACGACAACCGCAGTAGTGTTCTATGGCTGAGTCGAAGCAAGCAATTCTGGCGGGTCGTAAGCTGTTTATCGGCATACCCTGCCACGACGGTCGCTTGAATGTCAAGACCGCATTTAACCTTGCGCAGTTAATGCCAGAGGCTATGCGGCTTGGCGTTGCTGTTACGTTGTCTGATATCTCTAACTGTTCCATCATCACGATGGCACGTAACTCTTTGGTAGCTGAGTTCTTAAAGACTGATGCTACTGACTTGTTGTTTATTGACTCAGATGTAATAGCAGAACCATCAGACATTTTCCGTTTAATGGCTCAAAGCACCGACAAAGATATTGTGGCTGGAGCGTATCCACGCAGGTCTACTGACAAGAAGTTCTTTGCAGATCTGTATTGGGACGATAACGACGACTTAGAGTTTGATGGCTCTCTCATGCGCGTCATGCGCGTGGGTACAGGGTTTATGCTCATACGCCGTCATGTGATTGAGAAGATGATTGAAGCTCATCCTGAGTGGTCATACACAAACAAACCTACGGGCGAGAGAGTGTATGCGCTGTTTGACTTTGACATCAGGAATGATCAGTATGTAGGCGAAGACTACTTGTTCTGTGACAGAGCAACTGATATGGGGTTCACAGTTCACATTGATGTAGACATTAGTCTGCCGCATGTGGGCAGTGAGATATTCACCAATAACTTCCGCGAATCGGTCGTTATCCCATTGCTTGGGAACATCCGTGAAGCTCGCTTGAAAGTCGTAAATGGCTAAATCACCAGCATGGCAGAGAAAAGAAGGCAAATCGGAGAAGGGCGGCTTGAACGCCAAGGGGCGAGCCTCCGCGAAAAAGCAAGGGATGAACTTGAAACCGCCGCAACCAGAAGGCGGATCAAGGCGCGACTCCTTTTGTGCAAGGATGAGTGGTATGAAAAAGAAGCTGACATCCGCAAAAACAGCGAAAGACCCGAACTCTAGAATTAACAAAAGCCTACGGGCATGGAATTGTTGATATGACTACCTCACACGACGTAAAAGTAATGGCTGATGGCGCTGCCGTAGTGGTTGGCGTTGGTGGGTTCATGCAATGGTTCCCACCTGTTGTTGGCTTGGTTGGCGGTCTTTTGACTGTCATATGGTTAGCTATCCGTATCTGGGAAACAGATACAGTGAAGAAGCTGGTAAACAGAGATGCCCAGCACTAGCAAGAAGCAACATAATTTCATGGCGGCGGTGGCTAATAATCCAGCCTTCGCTAAGAAAGCAGGCGTTCCACAGTCTGTGGGGCAAGAGTTCACCAAAGCCGATAAAGGCAAAACTTTTAAAGAAGGAGGCCGTATGGCTACTACTAAGATGGGCAAACCAACGATGAAACCCGGCATGAGTACCGCTAAAGACGGTATGAAGAAGCCTACCCCTATGGCTAACACAGCTATGGGCGGTATGGGTGGCATGGGTATGAAAAAGGGCGGAAAAGTTTCCGCTATGGGCGCAGTAAAGACCGCTGCCCCTAGCCGTGATGGTGTTGCTGTTAAAGGCAAAACCAAAGGCAAAATGATCAAGATGGCTGGCGGCGGATACTGCTAAGGAGCCCACCATGGCTGACGTTAAATACCCAGACTACACCCCAGTAGACGAGCCTGTTCGCACAGGCCCTAAACCCGCAGAACCCGGTAGCGGTATTAGGGTTGAAAAAGAACCTAAACCCGCACCAAAGCCAGTAAAGAAAATGGCTTCTGGTGGCTCAGCCTCTAGTCGTGCTGATGGTATTGCTCAACGAGGTAAGACTCGTGGCACTATGGTCATGTGTGGCGGCGGTATGGCAAAGGGTAAGCGATGAGAGCGAGTCGCGGTATGGGAGATATCCGTGAAACTAAGATGCCTAAAGGTGTCAAGAAGTCACGCCGCGACGACACTGACTTCACCCAATACGCCTCTGGCGGAAAGGTTGGTCTCTATGACAACATTAATGCAAAACGTAAAAGAATCGCTGCAGGGTCTGGTGAAAAGATGCGTAGAGTTGGTAGCAAAGGTGCGCCAACGGCTGACGCGTTCAGACAATCAGCCAAAACAGCCAGAAAGTAAGTAATGGCAGTCACCACAGGACTCACTGCGTTTAACCTCGATCTCAACGAGATCATGGAGGAGGCGTATGAACGTGCGGGTTTAGAGATCCGCACGGGCTATGAGTTCCGTACAGGACGTAGATCGCTCAACATGTTGACGATCGAATGGGCTAACCGTGGCATCAATTTATGGACTATTGAGCAAGGCCAGATCGTAATGAACACTGGGCAGGGTATCTACCCATTCCCAGAAGACACGATTGACTTGCTTGATCAGGTAATCCGTACCCAAGCCAATGACCTGAACCAGATAGACATCAACATCTCTCGTATTAGTGAATCTACGTATGCCATGATTCCTAATAAGCTGGCTCAAGGTAGACCTATTCAAGTCTGGATTAACCGCCAGACAGGGGCAGGGAACAACACAAGTGTTGTGTTAACAACGGCTCTTACATCTACTGACACCACTGTCTATGTATCAGATATAACCCAGCTCGCCGCAGCTGGCTTTATCAACGTCACTACCGGTGGCGTTACAGAAACAATCGTGTATCAGAACGTAAATCCAGCACCGCTTACAGCCTTACCTAATGCTGGGCAGCTATTGAACTGCGCCCGTGGACAGAACAGCACCGTAGCTGCTGCGCATGCAATAGCGACTACAACGATAGCGGTCACTAACTTACCCAGCATCAACGTCTGGCCTACTCCTAACTCCCCCGGTGATCAGTACATATTCGTGTACTGGCGCATGCGTCGCCTGCAAGATGCTGGTAATGGTGTGAATATCCAAGACATCCCATTCCGTCTGATCCCTTGTTTGGTGGCAGGCTTAGCGTTCTATATTGCCCAGAAGAAGCCAGAAGTGTCTCCAGACAGGGTAATGTTCTTGAAGCAAGAGTATGAGCAGCAATGGCTATTGGCTTCGCAAGAAGACCGCGAGAAGGCTCCTGACAGGTTTGTTCCTCGTCAGTTGTTTTACTAATGCCTAGTCGGTTTGC